GCGTCCAAGGCGTCAGCAGCCGCGAGGCCCTCGAGCTCGGCCAGGTCGACGTCAGCGTCACCCACCGAGTGCGGATGCGGTACGTCGACGGGATGACGCACAACATGCGACTGCTCTGGCGGGGCCGGGTGCTCGAGATTGTGTCGCTCCTCGAATACGACAACCGCAGCGAGCACGTGGCAGTCTGCGAGGAGGCGGTCTAGTGGCGCGCATCGTCGCCGGCACCGGCATTGTGATTGAGGAGTTCAAGCAAATCACGGACATGCTACGGGACTACCCGCGAGCGATCCGACGCAAGTACACCAAGGCTGCGTTCAACGCCGTCACAAAGCCGGCCATGCGAGCCCTCAAGCAGGCGACGCCACGCGGCCCGACTGGCAACCTTAAGCGATCAGTAGCCAAGAAAGTCAGCGCAAACTTTGCCATTGTCGGCTACGCAGCTGCTCGCCGGAATGCAGCAGAGAATCAAAAAGGGTATCACCAGAACTTGCTCGAGTACGGCGGCCGAAAGATTCGCCGCACAAAAGGCCGTGTCGCGTCGACGTTTGCAAGCCAAGGCAAGGGCCGATCCGGCAATATTGAAACCAGCATCGCCAAGCGTGGCAAGAACAGCGGCAAGCTCCGCACCACGCGGCCGCGGTTCCCGAAGGGCTTCCTGAAGTCTGCGCCGGCTGGCGAGCGGGTGACGCTTGGCAAGATGCCTGTCGGTGGCCGCACCGGCAAGCCGCCAATCCGCACGGCGTTCAACGCTGCTCAGGGCGAGATCCGGTCAGTGCTCAAACAGCAGATGTCGACCGTTCTAGAGCGAGCCAACAAAGACATGGCACGACGAGCGAGGCCGCGAAATGCTTAAATCTCCCGAAGCAGTCTTAATGCGGCAGCTGCTGGCGACGCCCGACGTGGCCCGCCTAGTGGGCCGTCGCGTCTACGCCATGATTGCCCCGACCTCGGCGACGTACCCGTTCGTCTCGTACCGCCGCGCGAGCATTCAGCGCGAGCAGGCGATCAAGAATCCCGTCGGCGTGCCACGGGTCAGCGTCGACTTCGAGGTGTACGCCGGCAGCTACGAGCAGGCCCGAGAGACGGCCGATGCCGTGCGGGCGGCTCTGGATGGCTACGGGGGCTCTGCCCTAGGCTGCACGGTGTCGCAGACATCGCTGGAAAGCGAGGCTGACGACTTCGTGACGCTGCAGGGCGGTGACCTTCCGCCGGCCTATCAGATCACGCAAACCTACGACGTATGGTGGCAGGAGAGCTAGAACATGGCGACTACGCCGCATGATTCACCGGGGACCGGGCTGACGATTGGCTCGAGCACGTTTACGCTCACCAGCGTCACCGTCAACTTCTCGGACGTCTCGGGCGAGACCGACCGGATTGACATCTCGCACCTCGGCCAGACGGCCGGCGAGGTGATCCTGACGCAGGCCCGTCCGCTGACCGGCTCCGCGACCGGCGAGACGGGCACGGAGCTCAGCTTCGACTACATCGGCACTACGCAGCTGGCCGGCGGCACGACCGGTGCGTACTCGCTGACTGGAGCCGTGGCCCTCAGCGGCAATGCCACCGTAGTGAGCTCGAGCGTGACCCTGGCCGTCAATGACGTCGTGCGGGGCTCGGCCACCGTCCGGATCGACTAAGCCGGGAGGCCCGGCATGGCGACCTACTCGACGGGCATCTCGGCTACCTGGGGCGGCGTCGCGTTTGTTGAGGTGGTCGAGCTCGGGCTGCCGCTCTACGGCAGCGTCCGCAAGGACCGCTCTACCAACGGCCAAAGCCAAGGTTGGAGCGACGACGTTGGCAGCGTCTCAATCACTGCGTACGGCAGTGCCAACATGAACGTGGCTGAGTACGGGAAACGGAAGGCACTGGTCATCTCTGGCGGCGGTGCCGGCTTGACGAGTAACGCAGTATGTACTGGTATCACCGTATCGCCAACGCTCAACGGCGTGACGCGGTACACGTTCACGGCCAAGCTCCTGGATACATAACCAATGGCACTGAGCAAAGAACAGATTCTGGCGGCCGACGACTTGGGCCTCCTCGAAGTGGACGTCCCCGAGTGGGGCGGCAGCGTCTTTATCCGCGTGATGAGCGTCGGCGAGCGGGACTCTTACGAGAACGACTGGATGGTCAACAAGAGCAAGGGCGTGGACAACTTCCGGGCCAAGTTCCTGCAGCGGGTGCTCTGCGACGAGAAGGGGCAGCTGCTGTTCTCGCCGGACGAGGTGGCGGCCCTAGCCAAGAAGTCTGCCAAGGTTGTCGGCACGCTCTGGGAAGCGGCCATGCGGCACAACAAGATGACCGACGAGGACGTAGAGGAACTGGCAAAAAACTGAACCTGCGGCCCGCCCGACTGTTCCTGTTCCGGCTGGCCGCATGTCTCGGTTGGAGCGTGCGGCAAATATGCACACAGATGGACTCTCAAGAGCTGGCCGAGTGGATTGCCGTGCATACGCACTTTATGCCGCTACCGGATGCGTGGCATCAGACCGGCGTATTGGCGTCGGCGGCCCTGGCTCCGTACGCCAAAAAGGGCCACACGCCAAAGGCCATGGACTTCGTGCCCATCCAAAAGCCGCCGCAGCACGAGGAGCAGATCGCCGCGGCTCTGCGTCAACTTCAGCAAGAACTGCGAGGTAGCTAATGGCCACCGCAGTCGGGCTGAATATGAAGATGACGGCCGACACCTCGGGCCTTGGCCGAGGGATGACGCGAGCCGAAAAGCTGCTGCGTGGCATCAGGAAGTCTGCAAACAGTGCCGCGGGCTCGCTGCGCAGTCTCGTCGCTATTCAAGTTGGCACGGCCATTGCGAAGGGCTTTACTCGAGCGGCATCGGCAGCGGTGGATTACGCCAACGCTGTGCGTTCGTCTGTCGACGAGACTGCCAAGCTGGCCCAGCGCACCGGCATTGCCGTTGAAGCATTGCAGGGCTTTCAGGTGGCGGCCGACTTGTCCGGCGTGCAGAACCTTGAGTCTGCCGTCCAGAGGCTCACGATCTCGCTGGGCGACGCCGCTGCCGGCGTCAAAGAGCCACGACAGGCCCTGGAGCAGCTGGGGCTGAACTTCGAGGAGCTCAATGCTCTTGTGCCCGAAGATCAGTTCCGGGCTGTCGCGGCAGCGTTTGGTGACGTCGGCTCGCAGGCAGAGCGGGCCGCCATTGCTGCGGACCTGTTTGGCCGCTCTGGCGTCGAGCTGCTGCCGTTGTTTGCCAGCAACCTTGAGGCGATTGAGGAGCGGGCCGCACGTCTTGGGATTGTCCTGTCTGGCGACCAGACGGCTGCCATCGAGGAAATGAACGATGCCTTGAGCCTGGTGCAGAAGACGTTCGACGGCATTATCGGCCAGGTCACCGCTAACCTCGCGCCGGTCGTGACGGCACTGGCCGAGGAGTTCTTGTCGTTTGTTGAATCGTTTCAGGGTGTTGGCGGCACTGGCGGCAGCGGGATCGCGGACGCCTTGACTGATGGGCTGCTTGAGTTTGCTCTATACATGGCCGGCATCTTTGACGCTGCAATCGCGCAGTTCAAAGACTTTGGCGCAACGATGCAAACGGTTTCCTCGGTCTTTGAGTTTGTCGCAAATGTCTTTGTGGCTGTCGGCGAGTCCCTCCGAGCGTTGTTCAATGTCTTTGAGCTAGCCGGAAACATGATTGCCCTAGCGTTGGGCAAGTTTCTCGAAGAGCTTGGGTCGTGGGTGGACAGCGACCTAGAACAGTTTGGAAAAGACTTTCAAGCAAACGCAATTAAAGCCGGAAAGCAAAACGCAAAAGATTTGGAGTCTGCGGGGCGAGGAGTCAAAGAAGGATTAACGTCTGCCGTGTTTGGTGGATCTGCGGTGGCAGCGTCTGAAGCTGGTGCAGTGACCAAAGCTGTGGAAGACGTTATTGCTAGGCGGGCGCGCCGAGGTGCATCAGCCGAGCAAGCAGCACCCGCTAATAACTTTTTGGGCGAGTTTGCAAACCAGCTGATTGCAGGAGCCCAGAAGCGAGGCAGCCAGTTAGCCGCAGTTGGCAAGCAACTCGTCGATAACGTCGTAACGCCGTGGATC